GGATTCCATCAATGGCAGCATAACGACATACGTCGATGGGGTCTTTCCACGCTTCGTCGGGGCCGCCTTCGGCTGTGTATTCTTGGAACGCTTGGATAATGTTTTGACAACGGTTGGATACATAAAGATGTGGGCGATTAACGCCATCTATCGAAATTTTTTTATTATAAGCCATCTTGCTTTGGAGGGCTTGGATGCCGTCCTCAATATCAAGTCCGGGCGCAGGAACAAACGTCAGGCCAGCCATAGATAAGTCTTCGATGATAGAGGAAGCCCCGTCCTGCCCCTGATATTTGGCCGCGCCTAAACGTGGGTCAATCAGCCGTTCAAAAACATTTTCTTTATTTTCAGACTCTAGGGTAGTGATTAGATTAACATAGTCCTTGATGCCATAGCCCAGTCCTTTAGACCCTTCGCCGCCTATCCATTTGCCGCCATGCCACTTAGCCCAGTCTCCTGTAGCAACATCAGGCCATTCCCGATAGATGTAATAGGTCTCTGTCTCATCCACAGCTATCCAGCACATGAACCAATTCTTGCGGCCAGCAGGGTCTAGCACCATATACCTAGTGACGTTTATCCTAGGAATTTTTTCGTGGGGTATGACATTTACATCCGTACTAAAATTAGGGAACTGACAACTAAAGCTCTTGGTAGGAATCCCATACGCACGGCATAGGATTTCTTCCTCTGGCCTATTGGCTAAGTCCTTGGCAATACGGTCATAGCCGCCAAAGGGATTGTCTTTGGTATGGAAGTAGATAACGGCGGCATTACGATTCTTGGAGTGTTGAATCGTAGACACCAAACGTCCTCCAAGTAGTTCTGCTGGTTTGCTTTCTATGGTCGTAGCCCCGCCAATGTAGTCGCGCACTACCTCTGTGTACCCATCAATAGGAGTGAACGTCACAATCATCTTGGCATTGCGGGTAGCCAAACGGAATCTAAGGGTGTTAAGCAGGTCTGGCCCAATGAGATACTCATCGCACCATGCTCCAATGTTCATCACCTTGGCATCCCTGCATCCCAGCTCCGCACCTTCCAAGATGGTGTCGTTGTTCAAATACTGGGCATAGGTTTTAAAAATTATTTGCGACAGGCTATTAGGCAGAATCAAACTCCCTTTGCTAAAGCCGTTCTTTCTAGTGTAGCTAACATTCTCCTCTGCCCCCAGCATCTTCTTCCTATATTCTTCTGGCAGAGCATCATAGATGGCACTCTGCTGTTGACGAATGGATACGTCGGCGTTTTGGCTGAAGCACATAATGACGCTGCCGTGGTTCTCAATCGCCGCCTGCACTACAGCCCTAGCGGCATAACTTGTTTTACCAGAACGATTACCACCACTAATCAATATCTCTGTAAATTTAGCAAGCTGCTGGTCGGCCTGTTTCCAATGCGGAAGAACAAAGCCATAACGATAGCTGTCCCGCTCGCTGTTAGCAATAGACGAATGATATATCTCCCACAGCTCCAGCAACTTGCTAGGCTCCATCTGCGCCATCTCATCAGGCGTCGGCGGACAAAGCACTGGGTGTGATTTCCACTTCATGCGGCTGGCGGCACTACAAAGCTCTCCACAGGAATAGCATCCTTAATCAAAGAAGCCTTAGCAGCATTGATGGCGGCAACAGCATCCTCTAAGGAAGGCTTCCCAGACCTATGCTCAATCACCACCTTAGCCTCGCCCAAACTCTGTAACGCTTTATCCATAGCAATACCATAGGGCAACACAAGGTCGCGGATGTTCACCTTTTTCATTGCTTCCTCATCATTCGCTAACATCTCAGCCTTCTGAGCAATTAGTAATCTCATCTTCTCCGCTATCTCAAACCCATCTGCTGCAAGCTGTTGTCTACGAACGTCCATAGCCACTTCATTGCGGGCCTTTAAGGAACTGATGGCATTAAAGGACAATCCCGTCTCTTTGCGTATCTCCTCAAACGTCCATCCCTGACATAGCCTCTCTAGCGCCAACACAGCCTCTTTAGGACGTTTTGATTCTGTAAGCGCACCATTCCCCCCATGCGCCGCCACACTTGCCGCAATGACAGGTAGAACGTATTCCTTATCCATCCCAGCATCCTACCCCCCAACAACATCTGTGTCAAGCATATACTCGTTTCCTTTATACGTTAAATAAACGTGATAAGAAAAGCCAATTTTTTTGCGGCATCCATACCACCTAAAGGGAGTGTCTTAGCTTTACCACCTAGGGGTAGTATCACCACGCCAGTAGGCATCTGCCACGACAGTAGGCATCATCACGAAACAGATTTCGTCATCATGTCAGGCCATGTTGCAATTTTTTTTAGGGTGGTGCTAACCAATCCCAATCACAGTCAACCAGCGTCCGTCCGACCCCCTCCCCCCCCCTATCAGCTATTGCATATGCTTGGCAATAGGTAATGATAAGCTGTCTCAATAACCTAACGCAAACAGCTTGCGGCTAGCAGTAAGCATCTTAAGTAGTTTAGTAAACAAGTCTAATTAGAATCATTCTAAACAGGAAAAGGCATAGCTAGGTAGCCTTAGAAATCAAATCGCCTAGAATAGCCCTAGAACGGTAGCTAATAGCTTATGCAACTGTTTAACATTAGGGGCGTGCGGGAGTTTGCAGCTAGGGGAGCAAAGGGGTTCCGTTGGCTTGCCCTGGCCATTGTCTGACCGCTCCGCTCCGGCTTGCGCGGCCCAGGGGCCGCTAGCTTGCTCCCGGTAGTTTGGGTCTTGGGATGGGGCTTTTCTCTCTCCCTTGGTTTGGGGGCCGCCGAAAAATATTTCACTCTTTGTTAAAATAGTTATTGCAATCTGTAATTCATGCCCCCATATTATGCACAGTCGAACGAAAACCGCTCGACGCAACCAATAGAAATAAATGAATTATAAAAACACAAAAATCCTGCAAAAAGCTTTGTCGTCATCCGATAAAGTCTTGATGCAGGAAGCATTGAGAATCGCAATTGAGCACAAGCAAAGCGATTTACAAGCTAGTGCAGAAGCAAAGGATTACGTTGCATATCGGAAAAATGCTAACCAATACGCGAAATTAGCCGAGTCTTTGCATTGTCTAAACTCTAACTAAATACATCCCATGAAATTAGTCGAAACGTATAACTTTATGTCTAACCTACCATATAAGATTCTTTCCCAAAGAGTAGGTTTCAAGTCAGGTTCACCATCCGGCTTTACGGAATCCGGATACATAGCATATTTGCATGACGGCATCAATAAAAAATCCCAAGAGGTTTGGGGATTAAGTCATGATAGCGCAATCGCGAACCTAAAAACCTTTCTTGCAAAGTAATTCAACCAACATAAAAAAATGAACACCATAAAAGTCCCCGCGTATTTTTTTGACGATTACGACGTGCGCGAGCTTCCAACACCTTGCGTTATTAGTCGCAACTCACGCACCGTCACGGTCGCCGCCAACGACTTAAATCTAGCAGAGCTACTTAACGATGCCGAACACTATGCTAACCGCTATGGGCCTACCGCGGGAGACCCAGATTATGCGGGTCTTAGGTCGAGCGCGAGGGCTACGGTTAGAGCAATCAAAAAATTTGCCACCATTTAACTCTAAATTCAACCAATATAAAAACATGACAACCGAAACCGCCGCCATTATTGGCGCAGATAAAAACACATTGCTAGGCTTATTATACGCCTTTATAAATAAAAGGCCGGGGCTTGATTTTGGCAATTACGGCGACCGCGCCGCCTACCGTTCAGAGATTCGCAGCATCACAAGGCAACGCGCTGACGCGCTAAGATTGCTCCGCGCCATTGAGCTACGGGATAGCATCACCGCCGCCGATATTATGGCCGCCTTTAATGGCCGCCTAACGCTAGGCCGCGCCAAGGGCAAGCTGTGCTTAGACTATTGCACGGGGCAGTATTGGCCGACCGAATACCGCGCCGCCGTTGCCCGTCTTGCGTCATCGCTTCTTTGGGGCTATTGGCGGGATGCTTCTTATTATGTAAATGACGGGGGGCTAAATGTTGCCCATTACATTCGGCAAACCGCCAAGCGAGAGTTTGGTCGCGGTATTGCTTCCCGTTGGTTCAACTAATACACTAAACACCTAGCCTAATGCCCCGCTCCCTCATTCGTGAGGGGCGGGGTTTTAGGCTGAACCGGGCGCATTTGCCCGGCTCAATTCAACCCATATAAATAAAATGAAATTGTCAAAAGACTGCTTAGTAGAAAAGATTTGCTCAAAAGACGCAACACGGTTTGCCATAAATGCGCCTTTTTTAGACATTACTGACGGCAAGGCCAATCTGATTAGCACTAACGGGCGGGCCATTGTAGTCATTCCTGTTGAAGTGGCCGCTGAAGATACGGCGGGATATATCCCCATTGACGGTCTAAAGGCGGCCCGTAAAGCCACTAGAGGGAAGGGGGGCGAAATTGACGCAAAGGCTAACGGGGCATTTTTGCTTAACAACGGGCAGAGTTTCCCGCGCAATGTAGACGCAACTTTTCCCAATTGGCGGCAAGTTATCCCGGCGGACAAGCCTTTCGTGTTTGAAGTGGGCTTAAATGCTAGCTACTTGCTCGACCTAGTGCAAGCCCTGGGGGGAACGGGGAACGTGCGTTTAAGCTTCACGGGGCCACAAGACCCAATTATGGTTCGCGCAATGGAGGGGCCGCTGAAATATGAGGACGGGGCCAAGGCGGTGCTGATGCCCGTCCGTATTACTTAAACAGCTAACATCTCACCCAATGCCCTGCCGCCTCTTAATTGAGCGGCGGGGCTTTTGAGTGTCAACGCTTGGCAATTCCGCTCGGTGTTGGCTTTATAGCTATGCAAACAAACAAACACACAAGCGGGCCTTGGTTCCGCACTGTAAGTCAACATAATGGAGAAACGGTTTATGATATTTGCACCGCCGCCGATAATGGCGAGCCGAAGGAAATGATTGCGCGGGTCAACCATTGCGTCATCACGCCAGGGCTTGCTATATCTGATGAAGTGAGAGCAAACGCCCGCTTAATTGCCGCCGCGCCTGATTTAATATTGGCTATGGAGGAAATGCTAGCAATATTTGGAGAGCATGAACAATATGATGACGAATCGGCGCGAGTTATAACGCAAACCCGCGCAGCCATTGCCAAGGCAAAAGGGGCCGCATGAAAACACTCTATGACCTTACGCTTGGCCTAATGGCCTTGGCTTGGCTAGTGCTTTGTTTCCTTCTGGTGCCGCAAATGTTTAACGGAGGGGAGAATGACTAAACCAAACAAGACAGGCCCTAAAACTGCCCTAGACGGGCCGCGCAAGAAACTCCTAACAAGACCTTACATATCGGCAACCAACTTTCGCAAGATTGGTTTATTTCGTTCGCTGTATGGGGTTGCAGCAGGAAGAATTTTTGACGCGGCAATGGATTTTGCTTCTACTCATCGAGACTTTAAGTTACCTACTAAGGGGCGCAAACTTAATCACGAACCAATAAAGGAATCAAATGGCTAATATTTTTGACTTAATGGAGGAATATTGTGCCGCAAATAACGGCACAAATGCGGCCCTAAAGGAAGCTAAAGGGGCCGTAAGCTGGGGCATTAAGAACGGGCTTGTCAAGCCCGCCAGACCTTCTTTAGGTACGAATTACAACTGGCATTTATCTCGACGCATTAAGCGTCTGGAAGCCGATAAATTAAGACACAATAATAGAATCAAACAGATATTATCAAGATGAACAAAATAATGACATTAAAAAACGGGGGGGCTTGTATAGACATTTCCCCTATGACGGAATGGGATTTTGCAGCCGTGTTTCATGGCCGCGAAATGTTAATACTTGAGAATTGTCTTGACGGCCAAATTCGGCGCGGGTATAATTCAAACATAAAGCCGCTAACAGTAAGCAACCCAAAGAAAACAAACAGCAAGAAACAAAAAGTTTCTGGGCTTAAGGCAAAAACCATTAATAGATAATTATATGAAAATAGAATACATCATACAAGAGGCATCTAAATGCCCACACGGAATCATTTATTATGATTCTTTAGAATTAGGAGTCTTCAAACGGCTTGACCATGCTTTACGGGTATTGGTCAAAATGGAAAAAGCTACGACTAGCTTCAAATATCGGCTAGTTAAGAGAGTGGAAACAATCGAACGGGGGGAAATTTTATGAATGTAAATATTGATAACACACGTTGGCTGGGTGTTGGGGATACGGTACGGGCAACCGATTTTATTGCCCTTCAAGACGATGAATCACAGTATGATTTCATTTGTGTGGGCGGCGAATATGACGGGCATATCCTCGACGGAACCGAGGAGTATGAATTTCGCCGATTAAATGTTCAAGACCCAGTTGACCTAATATGTATCGAAAATGATATTTTCACAGAAATGGGGCGGGCTGCTTTAGTTGTAGCCATTGAAAATATTGTAATCCTTGACCGCAAACACCGCGATTACGGCCCCAACAACATCAAATGGCTAGGCGAAAACGGGATTTGTGGTCGCGTAGGCGAAAAAGCCATCCGTATTAAGAGTCTTCTGGAGAAAAAAACCGTCTTGAACGAGAGCATACACGACTCGTGGCTTGACATTGGCAATTTTGCCCTCATCGCCATTTTGTATAGGAGAGGCATCTGGAGATAACTCCAAACCTCGAAAAGTCAGTTAAAAACATAACAATTATATGTCACTAGAAAATTGTATCAACACCCCTATCGGGGATTACGTGCGTGGGGGATTTTCCGCCACTATTCAAATGCCATTAACAAGATTATCTAAAGACGGTGGTAAGCCGTTTTTCGTGGCTAAAGTAGCCGACGGAGCATTCAGGGCTGACGTTATATCGTGGGCAAGAGATTTTGCGCCATTTAACAATCAGCGAGTCCATTTCTCAGGGAAAGACATCAAGCGTGGAAACGACTATAATGGGACTGCAAGTTTCAATATTGGGAAGGGGACAGTCTGTGCAAGTTTGGGTGCTGGGGATGCCGCCGCTGAAGTTCATTCAGAGCAGACGCAAGCGTTCCCTACAACGGTGACACGCTCGGCTCCTAAGCCATACATCCCGCCTGCAAATGCGCCTAGAGTTGAGGGTATGGCGGTGGGTAATGCGTTAAGTAACGCCACTCAGATTGCCATCGCCTCAAAAATTCAATCGGAAGCTTTGGAAGCTTTCTTGTTTCACACGGCCTCAAAATATTTGAGGACTGCTAGCAGATTGTTGTCTGGTGAACTTGCTACATCTAACATCACAACCGCTACAGTTGTAATGAAGGATGAGTCAGAAGAAGCACCGTTTTAATTATCAAGCAGGGGTGGGTAATTCCCACCTTTGCTTCCCTTTCTTAAATATATATAAACATGAGTATTGAAAATGGACATTGGTATACGTTGGACGGCCAAGCCGCCCACTCGCAGGTCACAAAGACCAAAGGCGCGAAAAGCCCAACGCGCCCAACTACAATCGCTGACGCTAAACGACTGGGCTTGTTGCCAAGCGTATCCGCTTACACCCGTATGTTGGCCGCTCCCTATCTGGAACGCTACAAAATGTTGGAGGTTGCGAAGGCGTGTTACGCTTGCCCACCGTCTGGCGACGAAAGCTACGACGACTACGCTCGTCATATTCTGGAGAAAAGCGGCAAGGATGGCTCTGGTGCGGCTGAAGTGGGGACACAAGTTCATGCGGCTCTCGACCTGTATTTTACCGACCCAATACGATACAATTCTTATCCCCTTATTTTCCTTCAAGATGGTAGTGTAGTGCCAGCCGATTCTTTTGTGCTGCCTGCGGTAGCTAAGATTAAGAGTATGGGGTTAAAGGTCGAAACAACTGAGAGCATCTTGGTAAATGCGGCCTACGGCTACGCTGGGACTACCGATATGATATTTACCAAGGGCGAGAAATGCGGCATCCTTGACTTCAAGACCAAGCGTACTAAGGAGGATGAGCCTGTTATTTCAGGGGATACGCACGCCATGCAGATTGCTGCTTACCATGCGGCCTATTGGGGAGCAGCGGACGGTGACGCTATTGGACTCAATGCCATTGGGTATAACGTCTACATTTCTACAACCGAGATTGGGCGTGTGAATGTGGTGGAATATTCACGGGACGAGCTTCTGGACGGCTGGCAGGCTTTCAAGAGTTGCTGCACCCTGTACCGCTACATAAAGAAATTCGACCCACGCAAGAAATGAACTACGAACAAACATTTATTGGGTCATGTCTACAGGACGGGGCATACGTTGATTTAGCCATCCAAGATGGCCTTGTGCCAGCTTGTTTCACCACAGATGACCGCAGGGACATTTGGGGCGCATTATTGGGCAATAGGACAGAGGGACGGCAAACAGATACGACTGGCATATTCATGCAAATGGGGACGAAATGCCCTAGCACGGAGCTGTTTGCCTGCGAAGCGGCGGCCCCTACAACAGCCTATGCCAAGAAGTGCTTAAAAACCATTATCGAAGCCTATGGAATCAGTCTGATTAAGCCTGCCCTAAAGGGTGTGCTGGAGAAAATAGACAAAGGGCTAGACTACGACGCTGTAAAATCGTCTGTAGATGCCCTAGAATCGATTTTAAGGCCATCCGTGAGCCAAGACGTATCTATGCCCCAAGTGGTGGACGAAGCCTCCCTTTGGGCTACGCAGCAATGTTCTGGCAAGGTTCCTGTGGAAACCGTTGTTATGCTGGGACTTAAAACATTTGACGCTCTAGCTACGCCTATCCAAGAGCATGAATACGTTGTTGTAGGTGCTAGAACATCAACAGGTAAGAGCAGCTTCATGGCACAGGTGGCAGGCTATAACCTCAAGCGCGGCCTCAAAGTGGCTTATTTCACCTTAGAAACCAGCAGCAAGAGCCTTGTGCTGCAAATCGCGGCACAAAGGGCTGGGGTGAACCTCCGAAATCTGCGGGACGAGTTTCCACCACAACAGGCTAAGTTTCAGCAAGAGCTTGCAACATTGAGAACGCAACCCTTCTTGGTGTTCGACCGCGACCTCACTTTGGACAAGATTGAAGCACGTTGCCGCCTATTGGCTACGTCATTCAAACCTAACTTAGTGATTATCGACTATCTGGGGCTTATTAAAGTGAAGGCTGATGGTGCTTACGAGCGCATGAGTGCCTTGTCTAAGGCCATGATTCCCCTCAAGAAGTCGTTAGGCTGTGCGCTAATGGTGGCCGCGCAATTGAATCGCGGCAACGAGAGAGAGGACAGACCGCCCAACAGAACAGACTTCCGCGACACGGGAAGCATTGAGGAAGATGCACACAGGGTGCTTGCAATTCACCGTCCCTCGAAAGATGATAGCGGAGAATTACAGGGGCTAGACCGCTCCCAATTCCAAACAGAACTTTATCAACTGAAACTCCGTGACGGCCCATTGGCGCAATCACGTTGCCAATTCCAAGCAAAATATACACGCTTTGTAGAATAAATAATTTGCCTTTGTAGCTCAGTGGTAGAGCATCTGTTTTGTAAACAGGCGGTCGTAGGTTCAAATCCTACCAAAGGCTCCAACTTAATAAACAAATAAAATGACATGGATACTACCGAAATCACTCATCTCAGCCTTTGCTCTGGATACGGAGGTCTTGACCTCGGAATCAAAGGAGTCTTTGGCGAAAATGTGCGGACAGTTGCTTATGCGGAAATCGAAGCCTTCGCAATTGAGTGCCTACTTGCGCGAATGGAAGGCGGGCAACTTGATGCGGCTCCAATCTGGCCTAATCTTAAATCCTTCCCTTGGCAGGCGTTTTCAGACCGCGTGGACATCCTTTCTGGCGGCTACCCCTGCCAGCCATTTAGCGCAGCCGGGAAGCGACTTGGCACAGAAGACCCAAGACACTTGTGGCCTTTCATCGCAAACGGAATTCGGATTATGCGACCCAAGTTTTGTTTTTTTGAAAACGTCGAAGGACACATCTCTCTTGGACTCAGAGAAGTCGTTGGAGAATTGGAATCAATGGGTTATCAAGTGTCGTGGGGAATATTCTCAGCGCGTGAAGTTGGCGCACCCCATCAAAGGAAACGAGTGTTTATTTTGGCCTACCGTAACAACAGCGGAAGCGGGGAAAATAAGTTGCTGTCCAAATTACGGACAGTTAGGATTGAGCAATCATCCAGAGGTTTGCGGTTATGTGGTGAACCGACCCAAGTTGAAGAAAAAACGGTTTGGCCAAGCCGCCCTGGTCAACCCCAGCACAAATGGGAACCGCCAAGAGTCGTGGATGACTCCAAACACGATGGATTCGCTCCCAGTCAGGTCAGCAGAAGCATTGATGAGACAACATCACAACAACCGAAAGGGAAGGACAACTCATTCCAATTTGCGGGAACAAACAACGATGCCACCGCCAAGTCATTTAGCGTGGGCAACACCCGCGACAAGGGATACACAGGGTCCAAGGGGGAAGGCCGCGCAAGAGAGGAAGGGGAATCCAATGGATACGCTTCCGAATCAACTAATGATGAACGGAGGAAAGCTCAACCCTCGTTGGGTAGAGACTTTGATGGGACTGCCAGTGGGATGGACTATGCCGAGCTGTGTGTCTCCTGTGACAATCGCCACGACGAACTCAGACTCCTTGGAAATGGGGTTGTTCCAGCTACCGCAACTAAAGCTTTCTTGACATTGCTTGAGGATTTAATCAAATAACTTCACTTAATAAAAATATGAATGAAATATATCCATTGATAGTAGACGGCAGAATCAACTACGCAAAAGCGTATGGTACATTATCGGGTTTGTTTATCTCCATCAAACAGGGCTACATCACCAATGAAGAAGCCTTGGACATTTACGACAAGCTCTATTACATTGTAAACGAACAAGAGAAACTCAATCGCCAAGACGTAGCCCGTAACTAATAAATATATGTATTATACAGAACTCCGTATTCAGAACGAACAGCATCAAAGCCGTGTAGACGCAGCATGGGAAAATCGTGTGCGTGCAGAATCCGCATCCCGGCTGTTCAATCACGGCCACACCAATTTATCGCTCCACTCAAACCCAATCCAACAATCGTTGGATGCTCGGAATCTTGTGGGGAAAGTGCAGGGCGATTCTATTTCAAATGAAACGAACACCGCTTAGACGTGTCTCTAAAAAACGGCAAAATGCGCTCACCATTTATCGGCGGCTCAAGAAAGAATACTTTCTTCTCAACCCTGTTTGTGAGGTGCGTGGATGCTCTCATCCTGCTGTTGATATTCACCATCGCCTTTCCCTTGGTCGCGGTGGTAGTTTTCTTGAGCCAAACAATTTTATGGCTGTTTGCCGTTTACACCACATCCAAATCCATAACAATCCTCGTTGGGCGGAAGCTGAACATTATCTATTAAAATAATCCTATGACAAACAACACAGACATCACCACAATCGTAAATTCATACGTTGATATGCTCAAAGATGGGCAAATCGACTTGCAGGACGCTTATGAGAACGGCGACCATAAAACCTATTTCTCTGCTATCGAGCGGCACTTGAAGCTCACAGAGGCTATTGATACAGGGCTTATGGCTACCCAAAAGATTAAGGCTCTTAGCGAATGAAGGTTGAGTTTACAGGAGATAAAGGACGCTACCATGTTGCTAGCAGTGATAGCACCACTAGTCACTTAGTAGACATCTTGGCCTTGCGCGGCAAAGATATGCGCTGCAACGGCCAATGTTCCTGTAGAGACTTTGAGACACGTTGTTCTCCTGAGTGGGCTAAAAGCGGCACTATTGTAGAACGTGATGAGCCAAACTACACACGATGTAAGCACATCACCGCCGTCATCTACGCCATTGGGAATCGCTACGCCGACCACATGAGCATCCAATGAAGCCTCCTAAAACTCATTGCAACGGCACTTGGACAACGGCTCGTTTCTTTGGGTTTATACGCTCGGCTCTCCGCAGGACATGGACACGCTGGCCTGAGCAATACAGGGCTAGGAATATGGCTCGCCGCCCCTACAAGGGGAAGAACAAACTCCAGAAGTGGGAGTTTCTATGCGCTGAGTGCAATGAGTGGTTCATGGCTAAAAATACGCAAATCCATCACAGGATTGAGTGTGGCACGCTTAAAAACTTTAATGACATAGCTGGCTTCACAGAACGCCTGTTATGCCCTGCCGAAGACCTACTGGTGCTTTGTAAGAAGTGCCACAAAGAGAAACATCATCCCAAGAAATAAATGCAATCAGCAATGAGAAATAGAAATGCGGCCCACGTTGACTTCGCAGCCCTGCGCGGAATCTTCTCTAACGCCCTAGCCATGCCATCCAACATTGACATGGTGCTAGAGCGACACGGCAAGTTTTTAATCGGAGAATGGAAGCGGCCTAATGAAGCTATTAGTGCAGGCCAGAAAATCATGCTGCTCCACTTAGCCATGATGCCAGACTTCACCGTCCTTATTATCGAGGGAGATACGGACGAGGATATGGTGATACATAATGTATGGCAACTTACCCCCCACCGCACACTCAAACCCATCACTAGCTCAATAGAAACATTTAAGACCTATCTCTCAGATTGGTTCAACGCAGCATAAAAACAACAATGAATAATCGCTCCATTAAACGTCTGTTTTGGGACATTGAAACTTCGCCCAACGTCGTCCTATCATGGCGCGTAGGCTACGACCTAAACATTGCACAGGACAACATCATCAAAGAGCGAGCCATCATCTGCATTGGCTACAAGTGGGAGCATGAAAACAAATCTTATATCTTAACATGGGATAAGAACCAATGCGACAAGGCTATGCTCAAGAAGTTTCTAGAAGTGGCCGCCGAAGCTGACGAGATGGTGGCACACAACGGAGACAAATTTGACGTTAAGTGGTTCAAGACCCGCTGCATCTTCCACGGCCTAGCATTTGAACCCTATAAGACGGTGGATACGCTCAAGTGGGCTAGGGGCCAATTCCTATTCAATAGTAACAAGATGGATTACTTGGCGCGTTATCTAGGCTTGGGGGCCAAGATTAAAACAGAGTTTGGGCTATGGAAGGACATTTGTCTACACAACAGTCCCAAGGCCATGAAGCTAATGACGGACTACTGTAAACACGATGTAGTGATATTAGAGAAGGTGTGGAAGCGTCTATCTGACCTGATGGCCGCCAAGACCCATGCTGGCGTGCTTCTAGGGCATGAGAAATGGACTTGCCCCCACGATGGCAGCCGTAACGTCATCACTTATGGCACATCCGTATCAGCCAAGGGGGTGCGAGCCTATAAAATGAAATGCAAAGATTGCGGCCACTACTACACCATCACGGAGAGCGTGCATAGCGAGTATGTTGCCGATAAAGTGGAGGCCAAGAAAAAATGAACGGCAAAGGAGATAGGCCAAGACCTGTAGATTTAGAGAAGTATGCCGCCAATTATGATGCCATTTTTAGGAAACCAACACTTAAACCAGAAAAAGTAAATAGCTATTTCAATCCCCGAAGACTCTATTCACTTTTTAAGAAAATCAAATGACAACTGAAACTGACAAACTAAAAGCTATTCTTGCGGCTGTTAAAGCCTACCCATTCTTGCCAATGGGCCTATTGCAACTAATTGAACAGATGGAGGGAACACCATGAGCGACTTGAATCTCCATAATTATTACGACACCAACAACAACACCATAGAACAGCTTAAGACCATAGGCTTTCCTGTAGTGCATCCTTGGTGGTCTGACACCCTAAAAATTACGTCTGGATGCCGCGACTTCACTGCCTTAGTTCAAGAAATTTGGGGCGGCCAAGAGGACTGTGTAGACGTAAACAACAAGGCCAGCATCATCACAGTGCATTGTGATGCTTGGCGTCCTCAAGGGAAGTATCTTGCCACAATTAAGGGCGGCTCACGGTCTGTAGCCTTACACGGCAACGTAATGTCACACGGCACAGAGGTGGACGTAGACATTGGCAACTGGAGCGACCAAAGCACTATGCCCACCACAGAAACCGTTTTGGGCCTCTACAGCAAGACAGGGAAGCCTATCTTAGTGCGCGTGTTGAATGGAACGGCCCCATACATGATTGATGGCACAGGGCCATACATCTATACGTTCCCTAAACCCGACACTTGGTATCACAGATACGTTGTCTGGATATTCCTAACGAGCCTTGGACTGTGGAAACGAATAAAATCCAGCTAAACTTTACTTACCGCCAAGAGTCCGTCTTACTGCTGCACTTGCAGGAACTTCAACTGGCTTTTGTCGTTTCTGAAATCTTGCGTCTCTCAGGGCATCTACATCTTCCCGTAATCCGGGGGTGTTCTGATATAGCATAATAGACTGCTGCACCCCTAATCTAGAGATTGCTTCCTCTAGGTTTGCTCCCGCATCCATAGCCTTGCGGATTCCGGGAACTCCCAAAATAACGCTTGCGGCCCTATAGTGACCACGGGCGACAATATCCCCTAAACCCTTTACAAGCGTTCCAATACCAAAGGACGATGGATTTGCGGTAATAATAGCCTTACCAGCAACAGCACCTTCTGCAACAAGTCCAGTGGCAGCCTTAGCCTCCTGCGACAACATATTGCGTTGCCGCACAATTTCTAGACGTTGAGACATAGCATTAATGTCTTTCCAAGCCTCTGGGCCAACTATCATCCTAATGCGGTTGGCGCTATCTTTATTGGATTCTCCAAAGAATTTAGCTACATTGTTCCAATTAACAGATTCTTTAGTGTTTTTGGTGGCATGGGTAACAAAATCAAGTGTATCAGCAATAACATGAAGTCTCGCCTGTTGTAAAAATTCTGGAGATGTTTTTTCAAATGCTGCTAACATCTCCCTTACAACCCCATCGCTATATTGCGATGGGTCAGCAATTGATTTAACCAACCGTTTAAATTGCTCACCGCCTTCGGTTGAACTTATTCCAAAGTTCTTGTTGCCAGACATAGCCTTTGCCAAAGGGGTGTTCTCAAGTGTCTGCACTTGGGCATTAATCTCTCGTAAATCTTTACGCGCCAATCTAGCCCTTTCCGCAGCCCTATTCCATGCTTCGTCTTGTCTCTTTGTTAAACCAATAACCTGTAAATCTCTAGAACTTTGCAGTTCTTTTACGGCTTTAAGTTCATTAGCAACTTGGTCAACCGCCACAGTAAGACGACCAACTTTGGGGTTATCTAGAATATTGGCAACGTATGCATTGTTGAATATCTTATTAAATTCTTCGGCATTTAGATTGTTTCCAAGGCCAGCTTTTTTAACCATTTGGGTTATGTCTCTTACTTGTTCAAGAGAACCCAAGCCCAAATCTCTTACTTTCAACACCCCAGTCCTTCCTTTAGAAAGCGACAAGAGGTCTGAATAAAGGCCATCTAGATTAACAAGGTCAGATGCTTTTTCTAAATTCTTGTTAAGCAATGCTCCCCTTATCATATCAGCCGCATGGGATTTCATAGTAATACCAAGTTGGGCGTTACCCGCCGCAACGGTATCAATATATTTCATAAGCCTGAGATAACCAGTACCATCTCCCCCAACCGTCACCATATTGTTTACAAATTGTTGAACATTAAGGTCGCTAGGGTCAACAGCGGCTAATAGCTTAATGGCTGAATCCCCTTCAGCATCTAAAACAGTGCGATAATATCTATTGGCTTTTTTGAATTCTTTAATCTGGGCAGGACTCATTTTAGACGTAACAAATGTAGATATTTTGTCATCTGCTTCCGATAGAATTCTAGTGCTGCCAATACCTGTTCCCGGAACTTTTGGAGATATTTGTTCGTTAAGCTCTCGGCGCAATGCTCGTATATCAGCTAAATTTAAATCTTTGATTGTCCCGTCTTTTGCAACGATATATCTATCAATAGTGGTATTAAGTTTTATTTGGTCAATCTCTGCGGATTCCCGAAATGCTTTACCGCTGGTAATGCTAGTTCTAATTCCTTGGCCGTCAAAACGGCGAGTTTGTGTGTCTATCCCAGCAAATAATGCATCTTCTGTTTTTTTAATATGAAGTTGCATTGGCACCCAAATTTTAGTCTGAAACAACGCCGCAGATTGCGCTGGTTGCAAACTTCTGTCTGTCATTTTTAAACGTAAAAGAGCTTCAGCATTTTTTGCAATAGTAACGGCATTAACATTTGTAACAGCATCAGAGGCATCTTGTAGTTTCTTCTCTGCTGCTGCAATATCTACAGAAATACCAGCATTTGCTTGCGCTCTAGCTGCTTGTAATTCAGCAAAAGCCTCCTGATTTAATCTTTCTGCCTCTAAATTAGCCTTAGATAGAGATGCTTGGGCAACCTTTGCGTCATCTAAACTGTTTGCAAATGGGCGCAACTCGGCTGCCATAGTGGCTCCATCCACTTGTGGAATTGCAACTGATTGCCATTTCTGAGCTAAAACATTCTCAAACTCCTGTGTTTCACTACGTCCTGTTCTACCAACAACAGAACCTTGTCCAAACATGGTGGAAGATTGATAACCTAATGGGGGCGGAATGTCTCCAAATGCTTGTCTAGCCGCAGCCGTCTCCCTAGTGAGTGTTCTTACGCCTTCGCCATAACGACTAAATGCTCCAAGACCAGCAGCAATCATTGTAGGAAGATTGCGAGCTTCAGATAGTTCCTGTCCACTTGGCATCCTGCCAGTATCTAGAAGGGACTTAATCGTTTCTCCAGCCGTTGAAACGCCATACTGAATACCAGCATTTACTCCAGCCCCAACACCATAACCAAAAGTCCTTGCAAGTGCGCTAGATTCAACTGGGCCTAATAAAGCCATTGCCTGTGAACCAGATGACCCTAAAAGACCTACTTGGAGTTCGCGCCCAAGTGTGCTTTTTTGCCCCTCTAATTGATTGGCAAACATATCTGCACTGATTGCAGCCAGTCCAGTAATAACAGCTTTGCTGCCATAATTCATTGCGGCAACTTCTGGATTAAGCGAGGCAAAATATCCAGCAAGCCTCACAGACGGAGCTAAGCTCTTTGTTAAATCTGACGTGCCTTGGGATAGGTCGCTGCCACTAAAATTGAGAATACCAGACGTTATCTTAGCGATTGGTTCTCCATATTGTTTAGATAATTCTGGCCCAATAGACTTATAAAATGGAACTTGTTGTTGCGTTGTTGCTGGTGCGGTAGCAGTAGGTGTTGTTTGCGGTGTTTGTTCTTGGGCTGCCGCATTAAGAGCAGCCGCAAGTTCATTAGCTGCTGATGTATCTCCAGCATCAACAGCTCTTTTATATGCAATGCCCAGTTCTTGTGGTGTTGGCATATAAATTACTTTGGAAGATACTGTTGTGCGGCTGGGCTTAAAGCAGTAGCACTAGAGGAACTGCCAGAAGAACTGCCAGATGACGAAAAATCTTTCTTATCTTGTTCAAGTGATGTTATAACCCTGTCATAATATTTCTGCACAATCTCAAGATTGGACTGAAATTGTGGCGCACTTTGAGATTTTTTAAGATTTGCAAGAGAATTCCTTAGACTCTCAAGTTCTGTTGCATTTAATGCACCAAGACCGCTGGCCCCATTAGGAGAACTTTCCTTCATTTGAAGCAGTCTATCAAAACCAATCTTGGAAATAATTGTATCAATTTGTGCAACAAGGTCGGCTGATGCTGTTCCGGGAATATTAGACACAAGGGCTGTCCAGAAACCGGGTTGAGTATTAGCGGCTTGAGTTTGAAGAGCCGTTATTTGGTCTTTCATAATATTTGCGGCATATAACTCATTGTCAATTTTATTAGAATATTTTCTATTCTCGGCAAGCGTTTTCTTTCCTTTTTCATCAAGCGTTCCTTGCTTGGCTTTTATCTCTAACAATTCAGTTTTATTAAATGGAGTGGCAGTAAATTTATTGCCAGTCCATTCTACTTTATGGGTTTCTGGAGTGCCACCAGCAGCTTTTAAAGCTGATTCTGGTGTTTTTCCTGCTTCTGCAGCAGCAGCCGTTGTTTTTAATGCGCCAACTTCTAAAGCTGTTTTTGCATCAATAGGTAGTACAATATAACGATTACCTATAACATGAAAAGTATATTTATCTTCATTACCTTTAACGGAATCTTGGGCTTCTTTTAATGTTCCAAATCCAGCAAGGCTAACTTTTGAACCCGCATTAGCTTTATTTAACGCTGCTTCTGACCTTAATTTGTCTTGTTGTAGTTCTTGCGTTTTCTGAGCCATAAATTGATTCTGTGCCATCATATTAGCCTCTGGTGAACCAAATGTTTCTCCATCTGCACCCATATAACTAGATGGGCCGCCACTTGCGCCATAGCGCATAGCTATATCAGCGGCTTGTGTTTTATCAAGGTCACTTTTAACTGCTTGAGCCATGTTTAAAAAATTAGCAACACCACCAGATGCTTTAAGACCAGCCTTAATAGCTCCAGTATCATTAATATCGTTCAATCCAACAGCTTTTAAGATATATGGACTGCGTGCGCCAATCTTTTGAACAAAAGCTACCCCATCATCTTCTAGTTTTTTAATCTCTTTCTTTTTATAATATGCCTCAATGCCTTTGCCCATTTCTTGCCCAAGATTAGCAAGCCCCTGTCCAATCATGCTGCCGCCTTGAGCAGAAAGCTGTGCGCCTACAGCAGCACCCCTCTGGATAGGACTATAGTCGATTGCGCCGAGCTGTGGGTTAATGCCTTGTCCAAAAGTTGCCATGTTATGTTAGATTAAATTATACCTCTAATGTTCTGTTACGGTATCATTTTAGCAAAGCCAGTGCCGCCAAGAAATCCGCCGCCAAGCGCACCTAAACCACCAAGCGCACCACCAATCATAGCACCTTGAGCTTGTTTGGCTGCACCATACATTCCAGCTTGTGCGCCAAAGGTATTGGCATTGTAATTAGCTAAGTTAGCGTTCTGGCCCAAAGCCAGATTAATACCCGCATTAGGGTCAAATAGCTGCGGCCCTTGCTGACCAGCCATACCTTGAGCAAATTGTGTCTGCGCCATGCCTAATTGTGCCGCATTTGACGGCCTGCCAAGGATAGCTTGGAAAGGGTCAGCCGAGGTCATACGATTTGCGTTAAAGGCCATTTGCGCGGCATTTACGGCCTCTTGACGACGTTGCCCCATAGCAGCCTCACGATTCATTATCTCAGCCGCTATTGTGGACGTATCGCCTACGCGCCCACGCGCCTGCCCGTACAGGCGAGCCTGCTGTTCAGCATTGCGTTGAGCCTCTGGGGATAGACGGCCAGCCGCCCCAGCACTCTGTAGGGCATATTGATTCATGCCTTGCAGCAAGGCTTTCTGATAGGGGTCAGCGTTACGGAGGGCTTCTGTGGCTCTGCCGCCGTATTGTTCTACGTCTGCAATGTCGCGCATCCTCTGCTGAGAGAGAGCGTCCATCTGCATCTGATTGGCTTGCTGGGTAGCTTGGGCGTTAAGGTCTAGCACACCCTTTTGGCCGCCGCCGCCCATTAAATATGTATTTAGGTCAGCTAAGTTAAGTGCCGCATACTGAGGACGATACATCTGCTCGCTCTGCAATATCTGATTCTGCAAGGCTGGGTCAGCCATGCTCCGCATATAATCGAGCGCAGACTTGCCGGGGTCGATAGGAGTGGGGGCTGCTGGAGCCTGTGGCATTGAAATCTTAGAACCCATGATAGATAGTATTAAATGTTAGTAGAGAACGGTTTTATTTGCATGGGCAACACCATATGGATTCTGCTGCATAGGCTGCTGTGCATAGCCGCCATATCCAGCTACTGCTTGCTGTTGAATCTGTGGCACTTGATAATTGGGAACAGCTTGAGGAACTTCATAGCTTTGCGCGGGAGGCATTGATTGCTCATATCCCTGCGCCACTTGGCCGCCGCCATACCCCTGCATATATCCATTAGAGATAGCCATTCCCCCAGCCATAGGAGCATCTGCCCCATATTTAGGCGCATACATACCCGCAAAGCCAGACTGCTGGTCTTGTTGCTGCATAGGAGCCATCTGCGGCATCTGCCCCATAGATTGTTGCTGTGGAAATGTATTAGAACCCATGATTTAACCTATGTTGGAGTTTATAAAAGTCGTAGAAACGAGGAATTGGCTTGTTCTTGAAATCTCTGCGCCAACCAATTTTGGCAAAAGGGAAGGGTATTTTGCTGTACATAATGCTAAGGGCATTAGGGCCAACACATAGCTCAATCCACCAAGCATCCGCATCTTGCGGTTCCACCCATTCCTCGTATCTTTCAACCAAGCACGGCCTTGCAAGAGCAAGCATTGTAGGCTCAGAATAACAGAAGCCTCGCTCCAAATATATGCCATGAAGCCGAGGAAAGTCTGGGCCGTATAGAGCAATTGCATCTTGGATAGCTCCCATTAAGTAGCAATTATCCCGTGAGTGCGTAGCTTGGCAAGTAGACTATTGATGGTGGTTTGTAGTCCTGTATAATCTGAGGCGTAAGTTCCTGTAAGGGAAACATTAGCTTCAGCCGCAGCTTGAGTTGTAAGAAGCTGCACACCATTAACATCCTTATAAAATTTAGCCGTAACAGACCCAGAAGCATTGGTGGCCTTGAAATACCCTGCTGTTAATTCGTTGCTTGTAGAAAAAGTGATGTCTCCGCCAGAAGCAACAAACCCTGTAGATTTCTGGAAGGTTTTGCCCGTTGCATCTGTGTTATCCATGATAACAAAGAAGTCTTGGGTAGGAGATGCGCCCAGAGTAGCGTTGGACACAGTGATAGCCCCAGAAGCATTGGTAACGGCAATCCCTGCGCCAGCGGTAAGGGTGGTATTGGTAAATCCTGTGCCATTGCCAATAAACAACGCTCCATTAACGCCTGTAGCTAGTTTAGCGGCGGTGATGCCGCCGTCTTTAACAATAATAGCACCAGACGATATGGCGGTGCTAACAGTATCCACTGCGCCAGCCGCAAATGTAGAGCTATTAACTGCGGCATTAAGAGTGGTTGCCGTTACTTGATTGCCGTCAACAAATGTGTTTCCTGTCGTCAGAATAGCCATAGGGGTAGTATATCAGTTGTTATTTACGGTTGTAAAGATGCCGCCAGTAGCTGGAGACACTGTATTCCCGGCACTTGCAGTAGTATTATTAACTATCTTCCAAAGAGTTCCTGAACGCGCAGAACCAACTGTAATATAATCTCCAGCCACAACTTGTTTGCCAACCACTCCATCAATAATCCCAGTATTCATTGTAGTGCTAGAGTTAGGATTTAGATAGACGCAGGAATTAGTGCTGGCTCCAGCCATATTAATCGAGACGCGAGATATTTTTAAAGTATCCCAACTAGCAGGCCAATTAGATACTGTTCCCGTTCCAGTGCCAGCTCCAGTAGCAACAAATTGTAGTCCAATCGTATTACTAGCAGCCCCAACTAATGTCCAATTAGTTGTTCCAATAGAAGCAATATAATACACTCCCCCAATGGTTAATGAGCCAGCATTAACTAATGACGATTCATTGGCATGAATACCACGGCAAAATACATTCTGTGTCTGTGCAAAATATCCGCCTTGAATCGTAAGATTCTGCCAATCTGCTATTTCTAAACAACTATCACCTGTTGCTGGGTCAAGAATAACATTATCAGAAAAAATACAATCTGTTGTGCGTTGAAGCGTTACAGCATTGCCAGAAATCAACGGACAGTTTTTAATAGTATTTGCCGTAACTTGTACTCTAGTAGGGCGTTGTAAAGAACCATTCCAATCTAATAATACGCCATATTGCTTAATAGTTTCAATAAAATTGCCATAAACCAAAATATCTGATGCACCAAGAATAGCAATGCCTCGACCAGTACTAGTGCTAAGGTCATTTCTAGCCCTGCAATAATTTCCTAAAATACTAATATATGATGCTGTTCCATGATAGCCCGCCGCGATGCAATCATCATCAACATTAACAATCATGTTATTGCTAACAATAGCTCTTGTTACGTTTGCTAAGTTAATTCCATCAGCATAACAATCACGGATTAAATTGCGTGAGATAATTAAATCTGTAATAGCTGAATCCCCGCCAAAAAATGCAGCAAACTCTCCAGAGTGAAGAATTTCATTATCACAAAAACTACATTGTGATGCGTTAATTGTAACGGCTTGTTGACCAGCAGTTCTAGCAGTGCAATTACCATCAAAAGTTAAGTGATATATATTTACATTAGTAGACGTATAAATATGCAATACTTGGCTAGCTGTTATGGTTTTAATAACAGAAACGCCCATTCCATCCCCATATAAAGTAAGACCAGCAGCACTTGTAATATTAATTACACTGGTTTTATAAATGCCTGATGGGAAATATACGGCTCCTTTGGCTGATTGTGCAGCAGAAATAGCAGCGGCAATAGCAGTTGTATCATTTGTGCTGTTATCTCCAACTGCGCCATAATCTTTAACATTAAATACTTGCGCTGCTCTATTTGCCAAAGAAATAGCCGTTGTGCCACCAGTAGCCGTTACCAGCCCAGTGCTAATAGTTTTATTTGTCAACGTTTCTGTCCCAGCCAATGTAGCTAATGTTCCAGTGGTGGGGAATGTAACATTGGTCGAGCCAGTGAGCGTGCGGGTGTAACCAAAGTTGCCGCTTCCCGTAACGGTCATTGCAGCATTATTAGCTATGCCCGTACCACCATTTGCCGCTGGAAGCACTCCCGTTACTTGACTTGTTAGATTAACACCACTTAGAGTGCCGCCAAGGGTTAAGTTTCCACTAGAAGTAACTGTTCCAGATAGCGTTATGCCATTTACTGTTCCTGTTCCCCCTACGCTAGTGACAGTGCCTGTTCCAGCGGCTGTAGATGCAATCGTTACCCCACTGCTGCTTCTAGTAACGGTGACATTAGCTCCCGCCAGAATGTTCATCTGGGTGTCTTCCATCATCCTATTCAAACGAATAGCTGTGGCCTCATTGGTTTCCCAATTAGCCTTGTCGTCAGACCAAGTGTATCCTGTTTGTAGGTCAGACATTATACTTTAGAATTGATGCCTTGGTCGGTAAGTTGGGCGGATATTTTGATAGTGCGGATTTTAGGGCGGCCAATCGTAGGGGCTAATACAAATTGCCCACCGTATCCACGAACATTCCCAATGCGGCCACGCGCCGAAGCATCTTCTGATATAGGTAGTGTTTCGCCTAACATAGTGGAAAGAGAGTCCAAGAATTCTGAGCTATCTGGATTTTCTGTTAAGAACGCAATCTGCATATCTGAAACATTACTGTCAGAGCTTTGGGCTTGTAGCTCAAAGGAATTAAAGCGTTTTCTATCCATTGTGCCGCCTGTATATTGGCGGGTCTTTAATTCAGAATTAATTGGATAATAAGCGGCTGTTCCACCAATCTGTAGGTTTACAACGTCCTTATCGTCTTCGCGGTAGTTTAATATATGGATGCCGCCGTCTTTGTTCACCACATAGAGACTATTGAGACCGCCAGCTCCTGCTCTAATAAACTCACGAACATTCCAGCCATTCTGTTCAATAATGTCTAATGACTCCCAGCCTTGATTAAGGAAATTATAGATAAGAATGGCGTTATTCTCTGTTGATGTATCTAACGGCACAGCAATGTAATAGCGATTGTCGTGATAGGTAGCTACGCAATTTGCAATATAGTCTGGGTTAATGCGTTGAATAAGCGGATTGATAGCCTCGCTCATAGGGATAGATGCGCCCCGCAAATTGTATAAATCCTCAAAGTTGATAGAATATACGCCGTTGTCGGACAAAAAGAAGATTTGATTGCCCACTTGCACTACAGTTTTGCGAGCAATACAACCTACTTCACGGGTTACCTCTTGCACCGATACGTCCTTTAGAGGTTGGCTTACGCCGCGAATAAGATGGATAGTGTTGCGATTGAACACTACAACATTATCTTCGGCAAACGGCTGAATAGCAACAACGTAGTCGGCTCCGCCAGAGGCAATGCGGAAGTTATTCTCAATCTGGTCGTAAGTGTTCTGGTCAAGAATATCGGACGCAATAATCTCATCCGTAATGTTTCTGCTGGTGATGGTGGGGCTGCCGCTGCTACCAGTGGATGTATAGTAATAGGGCATCCAAAGCCGTCTCTGATGATAGATAGCCCACGGGGGCGCAGGCATGTGGGTGAAACCAGCCCCAGCACTTTGCGGAGAACCTAACACCACTGTAGCCCCTGTAATGTTATCGGCTGTGGCAAAGAACGTAAATGTATTAGCACTTGCCGTTGTAATAAAATACTCTGACAGGTTATTTAGATTGGTTGTGCCACGGTCAATAATCCTAACAGTGTTACCCGCCACCAGCCCATGCGCTGTTTCGCTAATAGTGACAACGCCGTTGGCAATAGCACAATTAGCTGAAGCCGTTAATGTTAAGGGTTGGGTGTATGCGCCATTAGATACTAACGTAAAAGCTGGGCTGCCAACAAGTGTTCCTGTAAATTGCAAGGTGGTTAAACCATCACGGAACAAGAAAAGATAATTAAACGCCTGTAACAGATTAACGTCTGTATCTATGGTGATGCCGCCGGGATAGGTGATGGTGTTCGTGGTAGCTCCTGTGCTTACATTCACTGCCTTCACACCCGTATTGGTGGCAAGCATGATGTATTCATCATTATCAGACGTAGGGTCTGAGAATAAACAGCTACCAAATACAGCATTAACAATCGTGTCTTCTAGTCTTGGTGCGCCAACTACGGCAGTGCCTGTGGCCGTCCCAGAGATGCCTGCAATTGTAATGCTAACAGAGGTGCTGTTCACCACTGTAATAATATAATTCTGCGCTACAAAAGATGGGCTAATGCCTGTTATGCCAGAGACATACGCCAGTGTAGTGGTGGTAAAAGCATGAGCGGTGGCAAACCCAATAGTAATGGTGGTAGACACCCTTGTTACACTATTGCCCGTTTTGTTGGCATAAGTGTAGAACGGCAACGTTAATGCTGTGGCGTTAGTGGCAAGGGAAGCTCCAAAGTTTTGCACGCCCATGCGCGTCTGCCACGCGCCATCTAAGTCCATACGTCCATTAGTGGACAACGCTACTTCTCCCGCCTTCAATTGGTCGGGACGCAAGCGAGCGTTCATGCGAGCAAATCCCGTATCCCCTTCTTCCATAAGAGGTGTGTCTAAGGGGCCATAATTATTAAAACGCGCCATAGACGTATATTACCTTAACAGTCCCATGCCCTGCGCGACCAATACCCAGCTCCTAGCTTGTTATCTTTGCCTTTGATGCCGCCAGACCTAGCGCAATAGCTTTTCTTGCGTGCTGGGGAGGACTTCTTAATTGACATATTAGCGTCTCCAAAACGCACAATACGTTCCTGTCCATTGGCACAAGCACGCACGACAGACTTCTTGCCGCCTTGGATGTCGCGTCTAGGGCTGTTACAAGGCAAATCCCTTGGATTCATCTCAGCAAGACTTACGAGAAGTGGAATAGCTCATGCGACCACCATTAGCCGTGCCAGCTTCCATAACACGTTTCTTGGCAGATTCGCCTTGTTCGTGTTTCATCTTAGCCATCTTCTGTTCTTTGGTGTATGGCTTCATTGTCTTATCTAGCTTCATTTTAGGTGATTTCATAGAATAGGTGGGTATTGTGTGCTTAAAGCGTCAAATGGCCTTAAAACGCACGGAAAGGGTGCTACAAGCGATTACTTGGCAGTTCTAGCCAAAGGACGGCTACCAAACCACCACATAACGGCTGTTGAGGTAGTGAATACAAAGTCGGAGATAACGGCTTCTGTGGCAGTTATACCTAGTTTATCGCCAAATATGATAGAACTTAGGGTGATTATCATGGCCCAAGTGAGGCCGGGACGGGTAAACGCCCTAAAAGCGTCCACTAACACACGGATGGCTGACACCCAGACAGGGGTGTTCTCAGGGATGGCAATGTCTTCATTGGCCTGTTGGGACGTGTTAAAGGCCGCCAGCTCACCCTCCGTCACCTTGAGCCGTGCCATGCTCTCCATCTTGCGTATCTCAATGTCGGCCTCCATCCCCTTGGCTTTAACATCAGCCCACTTCTGGAAAAGGCTTAGGATGCCGCCGAGTAAGCTGCCCCCTAATGCGCTGCTGATAAAGCTAAACATATTAGTCTTGGGCGGCTGGCTCAGGCTTAGGCTTTAAGGCTTCAGCAAGCTGTTCAGCGCATTTGCGGATAAGCTCATGCTGCTCCGCATTTAGCGGGGCAAGACGGGCGGCGTTATAGAGATTGTTGAGGGCTTGTTCTGTGGTCATACTCATCCATTACGTTTAATAAACCAAGCTGTCAAGGCCGAAATTACTGCCGCCAAAATTGCCACCTTCCCTTTAAGCTCGTTCTTAAAACTTTCCAGCATCGTCACGCGACCGTTGGTTTTAATGCACTGCTGCAACACTTGCTCAAGCATCTTATCTTGAGCGTCCATTCTGGTCAGAATCGAGGACAACTGGGCATTCACACTTAATGGGTCGTAGCTCATTTGCGCTTATTGATTAGGTCGAACAGAGCCTTTATTTTTTCTTCCACCACCGCCACCCGCAAATCCAGCTTACTAAGCACGATGATGAGTGTGATGACACCCAGCAAGATGGGCCAAGCCTTCATGATTAAATCTAGTGCGCTCATTTGGATTCGAGGGCGGCGAGGCGTTTGCGGAGGGATTGCAACTCGGCTACGAGGTTGGCGATAACTTCAGCAGTGCTGGCTTGCATACCTTGATAGATAGGCTTGCCATCTGCATCTACCGCATCTTTTTCTCCTGCAACAGACGTAGGTGATACTTCAGCAAATTCATGAGCAATGAAACCAACGCCCTTGTCACCAGTGTCCCAGTCAAACGTGCGAGGTTTTAGAGCGTCAATAAATGTGCCGCTACCAGTAAGGTCTTTGACATTTGATTTGCGGCGATAATCGGATGTTACGTTATATAAAACAGCAGAAGTGGTAGATTGAGTAATGCTGCCAATTATCCCACTTGCATAGGCAAATGTTGCGTAATAATTTCCATTTGCCGTTCCAGTATCATGCCCAATAAAAACGCCTCCAAGCGTTCCAGAAGTATTGCAAAGCTGAACTCCTGTTGCGGGTGAAGCAGTAGCCGTCGTCGTCCCCACCAGCAAATTGCCGCTGCTGTCGATACGCACTTTTTCTGTGTTACCACCAGTAGAAAACTTAATCACTCCGCTACCAGAATCAGACATGATACTGATTGGACTTATTGAATACAGAAACGCATTACCAGATGCACTTGCTCCATACGCAGTAGAACTCTGTTTGCCTAACTGAGTGATATTGGCATCTACTGAATTACCTAATGCAATAACAGTATCAACAGCGGTGGTGTTGCGGATATCTAATTTGTAGGCAGGACTCGCCGTCCCAATGCCGACGTTGCCGTTATGATTGATACGCATAGCCTCCGTCATTATACCAGTCGCACTAAGTTTTGTGGCTAGGATTAAAGCTCCAGAATAATAGCCAGAATCACTTACACCTTTAATTGCAGCATAAGTTGCGCTGCTTGCTCCACCAAGAATAATTGTTCCACCTACACCAGTAGCCGCTGTATTTGTTGTAGATATGTTTAGATTGCCCTGCGTGGTTAGAGCAACATCAGCACTGTTACTCGACAAAGTCCCAGTGACCGCGAGGCCAGTGGAGGAGAACGAGCCAATCAATGAACCACTTGCGTAATGGTTTGATGTCAGCCCATACATTCCAATAGCACGCCAAGCAGAGCCAGTGCGATTATACGCCTGCAACACACCGATATTGTTGCCAGCATCATAGCCAATCTCAAGATTAGAACCAGATGGCGCACCCGTAATAGAAGGAAAATATGCTCCAACCGCACCGTTAATCTGCCCCGTGGCCGACAAAGCCCCTGTGATTGCCGCGCCTGCGGAAGTTACATCCAACCTTTTTGTGCCGCTAATAATCGTCTGCACTGGTTGCGCTGAATAAATAACCGTAGCATATGCAGAGCTACCAGAAAAAAATGCGCCAGCTACCGATGATTCCTGCCCAAAATACAAATCGCCTCCAGTGTTTGCAAACTCTAGCCAGTTTTGTGTAGTGCCTAAACTGCTAGGAGTAGCGTTGACAGCCATGCCCGAAGCCTTGAGCGTCGTAAAGCTACCCGCCGCAGCCGTGGTCTGACCGATGGCCGTGGAGTTTAGGCCAGTGGAGGTGAAGGTTCCGACAATAGTTCCAGCAGTAACTTGAAATTCGCCGCGTGAAATAGTAAACGCATCGTTTGTAGTTCCTGCCGTCCAATTATAGGTAAAGCCGTCTGTGTAATGTATTTTGGCATTAGCCCCAGAAGAGTTTGCAGTTAGTCTGGAAATAATTCCAGTTGTGGCATTCCCCCCTTGGACTTGCAGCTTTGCATCAGTTCCAGCCGCCACACCACCAATTCCGAAAGCACCGCTAAACGTCCCAGTTGTCCCGCTAATCGCCCCGCCGCTGATTGCATCCGCACCCACATCAATCGCGCCGAAGCCGCTTGTGATGCTGCCGCTGTTAAGTGCGCCCACGGTGACAAGCGCAGAAGTTCCAACGTAGCCGGTGCAGCTTGCAAGGTTGCCGCTGGCTGGCGTGCCAAGAACAGGCGCAGTCATTGTCGGACTTGTAAGCGTCTTGTTCGTTAGCGTGTCCGTAGTCGCTTTACCAACCAATGTATCCGTAGCCACTGGCAGCGTTAGCACTGATGTTCCTGCTGTTGCCCCAGATAACACTGTAGTTGTGCCGCTGGTAGAACCACTCAGCTTAACACCTGTTGTGCCAAAAGTTGGCAATGTCGCAAACACTAACGCACCACTTCCTGTCTCATCACTAATTACTCCCGCTAGTTCTGCTGATGTGGTGGCCGCCAGAACCGAGATTTTATCTGTTGTCACTACCAATGTCTTGCTGGCAGGGATTGTTGTGCTATTAAGCGTAGTGGTGCTAGTGGATGAAAGCGTCGTAAAAGCACCCGTAGAAGGGCTGCTAGCACCCACGGCTGTCGCTGTGATGCCTACAGAGCTATAATCCGTGCTTACGCCCACCACCGCGCCCGTGCGCCCGAATACGCTATCCACAGCGTCTGTGTTGTCTACCTTTTGCCAAGCCGAGCCATTGCTGATAATCCAATCGCCAATGTTAAACACTAAGCTAAACTGCGTACCAGCCGCACTCACCACATAATAAAATCCATTAGTTGTGCTATCTGGTGGATTTATTAATGTAGGCGTATTTGTAGCTGCACTCCATGCCCCTTTGTACGTCACCGTACCTTTGAGCAAGCTGGGCGGAGCGTAGTTGATTACTTGGTCAAAGATTCCAGACATATTAGGCGTAGTTGAGTTCGCTGATTGTAAGTGTGCCGCTGCCAGATGTTGCTATCACCTTAGCAGCAATAGCCCATGAACGACTCCAAATACCAGAGTTGCCATCCTTAAAAATGTGTCCAGCCGCAGCAGTGGGAGTGCTACCATCAATCGTGACACGCATATCGCACCCATCTAAGCTCCAATAGACATGGCTAGTGGTTGAATTAAGTGCCGCCACAATAAAATTGGAAGCAGACGCACCAACAGCTAGTGTACGATAGGTGACACCAGAAACTGGCAATACTTGCATTGGGCCATTAACAATTCTGGAATTAGACATATAATTAAGAAGTAAAAGGACTGCCGTAAACTGTAGCGTCTACTGTTGCACGAATGAATTTAGCTGCATCTGCTCTGTTGGCACTCCAGAACTCGCGGGTGTTTGCGGCATATAAATGCCCATTGCTTGAGCTAGGTGTGCTGCCATCAAAAGTGACATACACGCCAGCCGTCTGTACCTCAAACAACACAAACTTTGTTTTGCCGTCATAGAAAGCTGACGTAAAAGGGATAGCAGCACTGCTAACCGTGATTTTCTGAAGCGTAGCCCCCGGAGCGGGAAGCGGATATAAATTGACTGAGAATGTATTAGCCATGATTAGCGGGATTGACGGGAATTATAGGTTGAGATTCTGCGTTGTAATGTGTTCACGTTACGTTGGTTTTCTGCTTTGTCTACTTCTATCATAAGATACTGCTGGGCATTGTTTTCTTCGGCCATAGCTTTGTCAATCTGCCCATCAAAGCGCAGATAGTCAGCATAGGTGGCATGGACAGCAAAACGATAGAACTCTAAGGGAATGTCTGTGGATGCCGCCGTGTATGGCCCACTCCACTCTTTGTAATAATTAACCCAGAACGAACTATTGTTGGAGAAATTATTGATAACGTGCGCCCCATCAATATCTACATAGAACTCATACTCCACTGAGCTATTAAGATTGAGGGGATTGTCGCGAAAGATGCGATTAAAGCTATCCACCTCTGAAATGCCAGCATAGACGGCTGTGCCACTGCCAGTGTAGGTTTCTGTGCCAGTTCCAGTGGTTAAATCATAGGTGAACACAGAAGCACTCACTTCCGTAATCTCATAGTCGCCATCTGGTTCCACCGTGCCAGACAAACCAGCAATCGTCACCGTTGCACCCGTAAACATAGCGTAGGGTGCGCTTGTAGTGATAGTCACTACACTTCCACTACGAGTTGCAGTGCTGATAGTGTATGTGGCCCCCGCAATAGCGTCACGGCTAATTAGCCCATTAGTAGCTGGACGTAATTCGCCGCCCACAATGTAGCGCGGCCAGCTTGAAAAGCTACGATAAGCCTGATACAACCTACGGTTTGCATTAGCCAAGATGCGCGTTTGCTCAGTAGTGGTGAAGCTGCTATTGCCTGTAAGAGCCAAGACATCTGCATAGAAACTTGTGTAGGTGTTGCTTTGCATTATAGTTTATTAGGAGATAAATGCGGAAATGCCTTCTGGAAATACTTCATAAAGCCTTTGGAATGAATCTCGGCATGGCCGTATCTCTGCTGCATACGGAAGAACTCCCATTCTGGGATAACGCCCACACAACGACCTAAGCCCTTCATGGCTTTAACGTCTTTATATTGTTTGGCCTGTTCTGCCGCCTCAATTTCCTTCTTTCTTTCCGTCTGTTTCTTTAGCTCCATGCCTGTTGAAATCTCGCGGATTAACGCTCTATTTACCTCACCATCAGAGTATCTAGGTAGCTGAGTAATTATGTTCATGCACTAAAAAGGGGCATACCCTTAAAGGTATGCCCCAAGTATAGCAAGACTAGTTTGTGCTTGTCTTACAACTGACTTGTACTTGTCTTAGAACTGACCGAGGTTAAGCACGCGCATACCGATAATCCACTTACCAGCCGTGAGGCTAGCAAGGGCGGCATCAGTGACCTTCAGATACACCGTTGTATCCGCAGAGACGGGCTTAACTGGCAGCGCACCACCCTTAATGGTAGTGTTACCCGCAGTCTGCACGAACAATGTACCTGTGTTGTAGACAGGAGTTGTCATTGCATCAGCATCCAGAGTAGAAATAAACTCTGTAGGCGTAGCGGATGTTGTACCAACGTCGAGAACGACGCTTGTGCTACCAGCAGCAGCAGTCGCTTTGTGGATGCCCACAAATTCAACTGAGCTACCAGCAGGAAGAACAGCAATGGCTTTTGAAACGCCAGTGCCTTGAGCAACTAAATCGGAAAACTCAACCGATACGATGTGTGTGAAGCCAGAAGCGGCCTCGTTTACTGTTAATTTAGGCATAGTAGTAGTTCCTTAGTTAAGGTTAGACAATAGCTGTGATTTTGCCGTGCGCACCGGGGTGCTTCACAACAAGAGTCAGCGTGCTGTCAACATAACCACGGTCGCCGCCGCCAAGGTTAGGAAGACGTGTCGAACCAAGGCTGATAAGCTCCGCAACCCCGTAGTAGTCAGGATTGATGAGGTAACCAGTGTCTTTGTTCGATGTGTCAGGAGCGCAGTCAGGGTTCATGTTGACGATGCTCACCATGCCGTGGTCGGACTCATACATCTCGACAGCGAGCTTGATGGTCGAAACCTCGCCATTGTACGTCACTTGGCGAACAGAATAATCTGTGCTGCCAGAAGTACGGGCATAATCGCTGATAACGCGACGGAGGGCTGTGTCAGCAACCAGCGTGAGGCTGTTTGTTGTTCCAGTGACGCGATAGATAGAGGTAATCAGGTTATTGAACACTGTCTCTGTAATCGCACCAGACGAACTAATGCTTGCAGCAGGAGTACGATAGGCAGCAGGAACGTCGCTTGGGCCAGCGGAGTCAATCCAGTCGCCAAGGCCACGCAGACCGTAGACGGTGCTACCACCATCTTCGACCGAGCGGTCATTGTTGGACATCAAAGTCGCTTCGATGTCGCGCTTGATTTCACGGACGGCTTTCGCCTCCGCTTGGGCAATCTTAGCTGGGCCAACCGAGTCAACAGCGTTCTGAAGGTCAGACACCATGAAGTCACGGCGGAACTTTTGAACATAGTTGCCAAGGCGAGCGCGGCCAGCAAACTTGTCGGTGAAGGCAGTGACATCAGAACCTTCCGCAACACCCGTTGTGACGGGAGCAGAAAGGCTGTCCACTGTCCACTCAACGAAAGTGGCGGAGGCTTTGGATTTAGGGGCGGACGACAGCACAGGAGTTTCCTCTGGTGCAAGAATCGTCAATACGTCAAGCAGGTCTTCGCGGTTTGATACCGCAGAACCCGGATTGGTTGTGTCGAATGTGTTTGAAAAGGCCATTGTGTTAGATAATTACTTACGTTTAGAAATTTGTTGCGTTCGGAGGGCTATGAAGTCACTCACTGCATTAGTCTTTAAGAACCTCTCGTTGATGTCTCTCTCCTGCTTCTGCTGACGACCTTCGGGCTGCTCAGTTTGAGCTGCCGAAAAACCCGGCGAAGAAGGCGGGTTGATTGAGGCTTTGGGCTTGTCTATGTTAATAGACTTGCGGCCATAAATAGAATTAGCGGCGTGTGCCACCATATACTCCATGTAAGGCTCTAGGTCAGGGACGCTATCCATAGCCTTTCTGAGAAGGGGACTGCCCTTTAATATCTCATATTGCTTACGAACATCGTTATCCTCACCACCCATCCATTCCAATTCCTGTCTAGCAGCAACGTCCATTTGGCCGCGAAGGGCTTTACGTTGTTCACCAGCCTGTAGCTCACGCAACTGCGAGGGAAGAAAGTCTTTGCGAGCTTTTTGAGCATCGCGCAGGGCTTTCCGCACTTGTAGCTTTGTCAACTCCTGACCGTTCACTGTTGCCACTACGTCATCCGCCGCCAAATGCTCATTGTTCCATAGCACATCGTCGGCCCATTCAATCACCTCATCGACTTCTTGGGTTTTAGCCTGTAGGTCGGGAAGGGTCTTGATAGACGCATAGGGATTGTCTTTGGTTTTCTCAGAAGCGAGTGGGTCGCTGTTATTGCGATTGTTTAACTCATTCCGAAGGGCAGCAAGCTGTTCCTCGGCGTGTTTGCGTTTAGCAGTGAGTTCCCCGAATCGGGCCACGGCACGCGAACCTAGCTTTTCAGATAGTTCGCGCAGTTCCGCTTCTGACATATTCTCTAAATCAACTTCGTTTGAAAGAACATCCTTTGGCTTAGTTGGTTCCTTTGCTTCGGTGGGGCCGCTCTCCTTAGTCGGCTGCACTTTACGCTCTGATTCCTCCTGAGTCTTGGGTTCTGAAGCCGTAGGAGCCGAGGGCGGTTGCCCTTGGGTCTTCTGGCTAATACGATGGCGTGCAAGTTCTGCCATTGTAATGTTGGACTTTACCACTGGGTTACTATCAGCACCCCCAGCGTTGGGTGCAGTTACTTCATCAGACATAGGTTTGTGCCGCTTTTTAACGACTAGCGAAGTCGATAAACACATAATACCACACTTTTTGATGCTTGACGTATTTATGTTAATCTATCTCATATATTTATGTTATGCAAAGCCTTGTAATAAACCACTACAGCACAAACCCAAATGCTTGGATTGCCCCAGAACACTATTACATTGCCAAGAGTATGCGCCGCCATAAGGGAGAACTCATCATCCCAGAACACAGCATTTTTAAGTATAGCCGTGAGAATCCCCCGTATTGGATGGCGGGAGACGTTAAGATAAAGAACACACAACGATGAACCGCTATCAGATTAAATGGACTCAATATCTCCGTTCTGGGAACGACAGATTGCCAAATGATGCCGAGGTGCTGTGTGCTGGCGAAACCCCTATTTGGGCAGCAGACGCTCAAAAAGCCATCATTTCCATGAAGGAGAACTTCCGTGGAATAAAAATAGTTTCAGTCGAGGAATACAAGAAATGAAATTATTTGCTTGACAAGGGGCTAGATTTAGTCTCATACTCTGTTTTTCTTTCTTGTTTCTTTTTAATTTTAAGCTGTAAGCCGCAAGCTATTTAATTAAATAAACTATGAGCTGCATGGCCGCCGAGAAAAGGCCATGTGTAAGGCTACCCCTATTAAGGAAGATTATCTGTCTTCTTAATAACGTCTTTAGCTTCTGTAAGCTGCAAGATGCTGTCAAAAGCAATTATCTGCCCACTAATTTGCTGAATGTGTTCTGTCTTGGCCTCCAGCAGAGAGCTAATAGCATCCTCTCTCATTTCTTGGATTTGCTTGAGAAGTTCGCCAAACGGCTTAAAATTACTTAGGAATACAAGGTCTTTTTGCATATTAGGAAGCGGATAAAACGAGGGCTGATAGGTTCTTAGCACGTTTACCTACCTGACCAGCCCAATCACTGTCAAGCATCTGTTTAGAGGCTTCCTTATAATCCTTATTGATAAAGGCTTGGCGGGTCTTAACAAAGCCTGCCAGTTTGGTTGCGCCCAAATTAAATGACATATCAATAATGGCCTTCTGGACGTTCTCTGGCTGCTCCGAAAGATTGGGAATCCATTTGTTAGCATCCTTGGTAGCTTTAGCAATAGAGGTGTCGTAAAGACTCCTAATGACAGGCTCCGTAAGTCTCACCTTACCAGCCCTGACATCTTTAACATTATATCCCATGCCAGCCAATATTTTCTGGTTATCTTTGTCGTCTAGATTGTAGCCAATACCAATCGTAAGATGTCCTGTAGTGTCCTTATAGGCATATGGTCGGCTATCCTCATGTCCAAGAACTTGCAGATATAAACCTTCGTTGAAATCTGGAGTAGGAGCAGCTTCAGATACAACAGGAGCCATTGGAGCTGGCCCATGTTGCGGGGCAAAGTTCATATTAAACATTGGCTGGTTCACTGTTGTGCCATCTGCTGAGTATTCATTTGACCAACGGCAGCGGGCTGAGTCCCGATTTTGCCAATCTGGGCGTTCTGCATTTGCTGCATTTGGAAGATATATTGTGAATGATACTTTTCGAGACGACCCTTGAAGGCTTCGTCTTGCTGCAATCGCTGGGCAACGTCTGGCTGCTGGGCGTATTGGGTGATAACTTGCAACGCAATTTGCGCCCCATTTGGACGGGCTGGCATTTCAATAGCGGACGAGATTTTTGTAAGGTCATCGGTTACTTGTTTGACTACCTGTTGCTGTGCTTGCTCGGCTGGCTGCAAGATAGCGTCGGCCAACATTGGGTCAATTGCGGCTGCTGCCATGTCCAATAAAGCATCCACATTAATGCGGCCATTCTTGTCGAGCTGTAATAACGAGACAAGCTGATTGAGCTTTGCCTCTTGCGTCTCTGGGTCAGTGTTGAGGACATCAAAATTAATTAGGATATCAAAGTCTTCATCAGGATTGCCCTTATCAAATCGCTGTGGGTCAGGCACGCCTGTAACACGGAAGAACACTTGTTCTGGGCCAAAGCGTTGATAGCACTTAAAAGACATCTTAATGACATCGCGCACATGACCCAAGAACTTGTCCACAAAGAACTGCTGCTTAATAGACGATAAAGGATTTGTGGGGTCTAGGCCAACAAGATTGTCAGCCGTCTTGAGCTGCGTGTTCTCCATCTCTACAGACCCCGCATTGTATTGCGGCACAGGGCCAAACTGGAACTCACCAGCACGGCGATAGGGAACATAACGCCCCGGCCCCCAATCTTTGGGTTCATTGCCAACAGGGTGTAGCACAGGAGGCAGGGTAGCCATGCTGTTGCGGTCAATGCGGCTGTCGCGTTCTACCTTCACTTGCCATTGAATACCACGCAGCAAGTCAGAAACATTCTGTGTATCATATAGACGTTTGCTGTTTTCAAATAGCCGTGTAACAACCACAGGATAATCCTCGTAGCCGTTCATTAGCTCAAATTTGGCATAAGCAGGCACATTCTGCGCCTCTTTTTTGCGGTCTAGGTCACGATGGAATACGGTGCAATAGATGCCTTCCGAATTATCTTCTTTGTCAATTAACCGTTGGTAGCCATACACCACTTCAATAAGTTCATTGGCTTCATAAATCTGTGTGGTGAAGCCATAGTTGCGGCGGCCATTAAGTTCTGTCTCAATCGCGTTCACTTTAATCCCGCGATAATGCTCAATGACGTAATCCACCCATTCTTTATCCCAGCCCTCTGTGCTAACTTTGTTCTGCAACTCTTGGGCTGTGTAGTAGGTGCGCCAGAAACAATAAGGCGAACGCTGTGGGTCTGTAACGTAGGACGGGAAGAAGAAGTCCCCGTCAGGGCTAAGAGTTTTGACTAGAGGACAGTCAATCTGGCGGCGCACAACAGGAATCTCGGCAACACCTTTCTTGCGGAGTTCATTTAATGCACGTTTGGCACGTTTATCAGACACTTGAGGGTAGACAGAGCGCAGCATCTCAATGAGCTGGTCATCAGCGGTTCCCTCTAGCACAGCTTTGGCTAGATTCGGGTCGGCTTGAGCTAGTTGCGCTAAGTCTAATTTTTGCAAGTAGGTGCTATTCTCACGCTGCCAGCCTACATAGGTGATGAGAACGCCACGCTCCAATAAATAATTGGCGGCCAGTTCCATCTCTTTTTTAAAACGAGGAATGTAAGAAGACACCATCCACTTGAGGAAGCTGCTTACAACCTTTGACCTACCAATGTCTGTAATCTCCACAGGATAGGCGCGAATGTTAGCGCGAGACATGGACGAAATAAACATAGCAACATACGCATTGATGCGCTCATCAATAACGTGCGCCTCTGTATCCGCAGCACCCTCCCAAGGAAACGCATCAGCCCCGTGCTTGCGTAGGTCGCGGCTCTTACCCGGCCAATAATTACGACGGTCATCATAGCTAGTACGGCAAGTGTCAAAGAAGCTACTCAGCTCATTAACTGTTTGCTCATACGCATCGCGCAGCACTGTAATGTCTGGCTCTTTGCTGGCGTATGTCAGGGCTTCTTGTTTGTCGTTATTATCCATTTAATTGGCGGGTTCTAATATCGGAAAGAATTGTGTGGGAATATCCTTTATACACCCCAATCTTATCAGCCAGACTACCGGGCGGGATAGGACGAGGGTCAGCAGTGAGGAGTTTACAAAGCATTTCAAAGCCAAGGAGTCTATCTACTTGCTCTGAAATCCAATCGGGATTATTAGTTATATCCCGTGAGGAGCGCATGGCGGTAGGTTGTCCCAGTGGCATCAGTGATAGCGTGAATTGGAATACGCTTATTCAACAGTTTACCACGCAGGCGGCGTGGGATGGCTACAGGCTTTTTGCCGCCAATCCCTACAATCTCACAATACACCCAATTAGGATTCTTGGCATTAGAAAGCACCATGCCTATAAATTGATTTGGCACAGCCAACGGGATGTCAATGGCTAGACGAATCTTGGCAATGCCAGCATCGTTAAACCATGTGTTCTTACCAACGCCCTTGTAGTCTGTCTCGTCGAGCTTATTGGTTTTTAATAGCATCAACTCATTAACAGATACGTTTAGTTCCTTAGCCAAGTCTGTGATACGAATAGCACTCATTTAATAGCCTCCTTTAATTTTTTGTACATCATACTTATTTTCCTTAACAAATTGGATTCCATCAATGGCAGCATAACGACATACGTCGATGGGGTCTTTCCACGCTTCGTCGGGGCCGCCTTCGGCTGTGTATTCTTGGAACGCTTGGATAATGTTTTGACAACGGTTGGATACATAAAGGTGTGGGCGATTAACGCCATCTATTGAAATTTTTTTATTGTAAGCCATCTTGCTTTGAAGGGCTTGGATGCCGTCCTCAATATCAAGTCCGGGCGCAGGCACAAAGGTTAGGCCAGCCATAGACAAGTCCTCGATGATAGAAGAAGCTCCGTCCTGCCCCTGATATTTGGCCGCACCTAAACGTGGGTCAATCAGCCGTTCAAAGACGTTTTCCTTACCATCAGACTCTAAGGTAGTAATTAGATTAACATAGTCCTTGATGCCATAGCCTAGCCCCTTAGACCCTTCGCCGCCAATCCACTTGCCACCGTGCCACTTAGCCCAATCCCCTACAGCAACGTCAGGCCACTCCCGATAGATGTAATACGTCTCTGTCTCGTCTACGGCTATCCAGCACATGAACCAATTCTTGCGGCCAGCAGGGTCTAGCACCATGTACCTAGTGACGTTTATCCTAGGAATTTTTTCGTGGGGTATGACATTTACATCCGTACTAAAATTAGGGAACTGACAACTAAAACTCTTGGTAGGAATCCCATACGCACGGCATAGGATTTCTTCCTCTGGCCTATTAGCTAAGTCCTTGGCAATACGGTCATAGCCGCCAAAGGGATTGTCTTTGGTATGGAAATAGATGACGGCGGCATTACGATTCTTAGAGTGTTGGATAGTGCTTACCAACCGTCCTCCAAGTAGTTCTGCTGGTTTGCTTTCTATGGTCGTAGCCCCGCCAATGTAGTCGCGCACCACCTCCGTGTACCCATCAATAGGAGTGAACGTCACAATCATTTTAGCATTGCGGGTAGCCAAACGGAATCTAAGGGTGTTAAGTAGGTCTGGCCCAATCAAGTACTCGTCGCACCATGCCCCAATGTTCATAACCTTGGCATCCCTGCATCCCAGCTCCGCACCTTCTAAGATGGTGTCGTTGTTTAGGTATTGGGCATAGGTCTTGAAAATTATTTGCGACAGGCTGTTAGGCAGAATCAGACTACCCTTACTAAAGCCATTCTTTCTAGTGTAGCTAACATTCTCCTCAGCCCCCAGCATCTTCTTCCTATATTCTTCTGGCAGAGCATCATAGATGGCACTCTGTTGTTGACGGATGGATACGTCGGCGTTCTGGCTAAAGCACATGATGACGCTGCCGTGGTTCTCAATCGCCGCCTGCACTACAGCCCTAGCCGCATAACTTGTTTTACCAGAACGATTACCGCCGCTAATCAATATCTCTGTGAACTTGGCAAGCTGCTGGTCGGCCTGTTTCCAATGCGGCAGGACAAAGCCATACCGATAGCTGTCCCGCTCGCTGTTAGCAATAGACGAATGATATATCTCCCACAGCTCTAGCAACTTGCTAGGCTCCATCTGCGCCATCTCATCAGGCGTCGGCGGACAAAGCACTGGGTGTGATTTCCACTTCATGCGGCTGGCGGCACTACAAAACTCTCCACAGGAATAGCATCCTTAATCAAAGAAGCCTTGGCAGCATTGATGGCGGCAACAGCATCCTCTAAGGAAGGCTTCCCAGACCTATGCTCAATTACCATCTTAGCCTCGCCCAAGCTCTGTAACGCTTTATCCATTGCAATACCATAGGGCAACACTAGGTCGCGGATGTTCACCTTCTTCATTGCCTCCTCATCATTCGCTAACATCTCAGCCTTCTGAGCAATTAGTAAGCGCATCTTCTCCGCTATCTCAAACCCATCTGCTGCAAGCTGTTGCCTACGAACGTCCATAGCCACTTCATTGCGAGCCTTCAAACTACTAATAGCATTAAACGACAATCCCGTTTCTTTGCGTATCTCCTCAAACGTCCATCCCTGACATAGCCTCTCTAACGCCAACACAGCCTCTTTAGGACGTTTTGATTCTGTAAGCGCACCATTCCCCCCATGCGCCGCCACACTCGCCGCAATGACAGGTAGAACGTATTCCTTATCCATCCCAGCATCCTATCCCCCAACAACATCTGTGTCAAGCATATACTTGTTTCCTTTACACGTTAAATAAACGTGATAAGAAAAGCCAATTTTTTTGCGGCATCCATACCACCTAAAGGGAGTGTCTTAGCTTTACCACCTAGGGGTAGTATCACCACGCCAGTAGGCATCTGCCACGCCAGTAGGCATCATCACGAAACAGATTTCGTCATCATGGCAGGCCATGTTGCAATTTTTTTTAGGGTGGTGCTAACCAATCCCAATCACAGTCAACCAGCGTCCGGCCTATCCCCCCCTCCCCCCCCCTGTGGTATTGCAATGTCTTG